CCGTAATAAGCACCAGCCACATAAGCCATCGATGTATAGACCGCTGCGGTGGTCGGCTCAAAAGAGACCGTATCACCGTCCAAGGTCAAGATGCCTGGCGTTGTTCCTTCTTTAGCCTTAAGCTTGGTGATTGATCCTTTTCGAAAAATCGAGTCGAGCATTGAGTAGGGCGAATCATATTTATAGTCTCCAATATCAACAAGCGTCGTCCCCTCGATTCGGTAGAGTTTTGAATCAGTCAAAAGATGCGCCCGACCGTTATGAGGGAAAAGAAAACCTTGACCCGAAATAGAGCCCCAAGAAGTTGGCGGCCAGGCGTTGGAGTAACAAACTAATTGATCACCGGGGATATTAAACCACACCCGACCGTCAATAAAAAAAGATTGATAAACCGTAGTAACAGAAGAAAACGATAGACCAATTTGATTTCTTGTTGCGGCGTCCACAAGATAAAAATCACCAGAATAACCACAAAGCAAATAAACTGCATCATTACGAGTAAAAAGAGATCGTGCCATAAATATGACCGTTTGGATCTGATTATTGATCGTTGCAGTTGTCCAAGTCGTTACTTGATAGGCTGGAGTGATGCGGGCAAGTTGATACATCCCTGTCGTGTACCACCCATTGCCATCGGCGTCGAATTTAAAATTGTCGCCCGAAAAACTATGACCACTTGTCTGTAGCGCTAGCGAACTCAGATGAGCGTAGCTCATCTCCAACATCCGCTTGCCACCTGCGGAGACCTTAAGCCCTCTCGTGACCGTCACAGGATCTTGCGGAGTCACGGTCATTAGCGGATCCTCTTGAGTCCCAACCGTTAACTCTTCCATATCATCAACCGTCGGGATAGTATCGGGCAAACTGATATTCGTTGGAGTAGCTGGAGTGATGGCACTGAGCGCACGCACCTCATACGTGTACAGCTTGCTGGGATGTGTCCACGTTTTGGATGTGATTACCCCCGTCAAATTGATATTGCCCACCGTTGAGTTGACCGTTGCAATAGCGCCTATTGGATAATCTGCGTAAGAATTGATCTTAACTGTGTAAGGATTAGCCACCACATTCTTAGCGTAAGCGTCAACCCAGTTTTGTGCCGTCTGCTGGTCGTACAGGTATTTGGCCGTGATCTGCTCAGGATTAGAGCCGACTGGAGTAGAGCGGACGACAAATCCGCCCTCCTCAACTCGGAGTTTTCCTACAAGTCGGAGCTCATCAAGTTTAGTCCCGCCGTATCCTGAGTTATCCGCTTTAATTTTGATTTTGGCCTCAACTTTGTTGGATTGCACAACGGCCTCATCAAAGCGGATGCCCAACCCAACAGCACCCGAAATAAAATTAAGCCAACCTTGATTTGATTTAATTTCAACGGGGACGCTGAACACAAAATTGACCGATCTAGTTTTAACATGCGCCCGAAGATCCAATACGTCAACAACTCTGGCGCTGGTTAAGCTCGTGCCAAGAGAGATCATCCGATCCAGGATCGTGTTGCCGTTTTGGGTGGATGGAAAGGACTCTTTGGACTCGTAAAGGAGCGCATTGTCAACGTCGTAAATTTTACTATAGATCATCTCGACACCATCGTAAGAGCTGATCTCATCCCTTGTTAGGATAGCGTCGCCTCGGATATTGCCATTGATGCCATCATTAAAATTAACGCTTGGGGTCAAGCTAGTGACCGACCACGCTCGCCAGGTCAACTTGCCGTCTGCGGTAAAATAAGGAGTATACCCATGATAGTAGAGGATATCGGCGAGCGTCTCTAAGATCGACGCCCCCTTATCAAAATAACACTTGGTCAAGACCGTCGAGATATTGGGAGCGGCGGCATCGTAAACAACACTCGTTGAAGCGGTCAATTGGCGCAACACACAAGTGGGCGATCCGTCGTAAATTTGCTTGTTTAAGACAACCAGCCGATCGGGTAAAGGTTGCTCGAGTTGGTAAAAGTTGTCAATTAGCTCAAGTCGGATTATTGATTGATCGTCGCTTATCACGTATTCGCTGGTTGGTCTAACGATCCCCCGGAAGCGGGGAGTGCTGTCAATATCCAAAGAGGCCCGTATCGTTGAGGTTGCGCCAAAGATAAGCTGGGCGGTTGCTTGATCATAGCTCAGACAGACGACTGCTGTATCCCGAGCATGTTGGTAGCGGGAGTTGCACAAGATGTGACGGATTTCCAACTCGTCCCGTCGGACGAGATTTGAAAGATCATGCGTTGTGTTGCCAATCGTTAACGTAAAATTGACGGTCACTTGATCCCCTCCCGCTCAAGTTTATCAAGCGATCGCTTAATTGTCAAGGCCGTTTCTCGAGTTGGTGCCCCGATCAAGGTGCCAATCTGCACGGTGACCGATCGGCCAATCTTAGCCTTGTCAAGTGGGATCACTGCTTCATCTTTGCCCGCCTCAGCGACTCGGACTAATCGCCCACCGGGGACGGCTCGCACAATACCACCCTCGGCAAGCTCAGGGATTGGGGTGGCGCTAATAGCGGCAAGTTGAGTCGCCACTAAAGCGCCTGTCAAACTTCCCAACACAATGTTGGGCGCTGGCGGAACTGCCAGCGCTTCGATGATCGCTTTAGCGCCACTGATTGAGGCCGTTGCAAAATCTATGATCTTTTTAGCGATCGCCGCATCACGAGCTGCTTTCTTACGCTCATATTCCAATTTTTCCTCAACGGCTCTAATTTGGTTTTGCCGATCAATTTCATACTGCGCCGTTTCCTCGCCCATGTCTTTGCGCAATTTGAGCTCAGCGGAAAGATTGCCCTTTACAGCGTCAAGCTCTTTCTCCAGCGATCGGACTCGTTGATTGGCAATCTCGTTAAATACGGTGGACAAGTTGCGTGCCATCTCAAGCATGAGATCCAAGGGTTTGGTGGCCTTATCAATTTTAACTGCGATCTCATCCCAGACGTCTGAGATTTTCTCCAGATAACTATATTGATCATTGATTTTATTTAACGCCAACAAAAGTCGCTCGTTTCCTTCCTCTTGAGCCTTGTTATAGATCTCGATAAATTCCAAGCGGTTTTTTTCATACGCTTCAGACTCGGCAAAGATCTGTTCAAGTTGTCGTTGGATCTCCGTTTTGTTTTTTTCCAACTCCTCTTGTTGCTGTAAAACAATTAAGCGCTCTTTTTCCGCCTCTAAGATATTGCGCAAGTTTTGCGCCCGCTCTCGGTCTGATCTTGTTAAGCTTCTTAAACTCAACAAGCCTTCAACCTCAGCGATTGACTTAAGCACTCGCTCGATTTCGGATTGCTTGATGTATTGCGCTTCAAGAGAGCGCAATAAGCTCTCGGCTTGAGCCCGTTCTTTCTCGATAAGCTCTTGACGTCGGCGAGCTTGCTCCTCATTAAGTCGTTGTTGGCGTGCTTGTGTTTCAGCGACTTGAGCTTGCTGGCGAAACTCGCGGGTCTGTTGTTGGACTCGCTCAAGGCGCTGGGTCTCGGTGTTAACAAGGCGCTCAAGTTGTGCGCGTTGACGCTCTAATGCTTCTGCGGTCTGTCGTACAGCGGGCAGGGTTAATTGAGCAACGGACTGAGCGCCGAACTCGCTTAAGAGAGATTGCAACCGTGCGGTCACATCCTCCAGTTGCAAGCGGTAAGATCTGATTTGAGCGCTTTGCGACTCAAGGACTTGCTTGAGCGCCTCATCGCTCATCTGAGCAAGGCGCTCTAAATCTGCTTGAGCAATGCGCGCCCCTGTTGAGACTGCGGTTAAAGCTTGCCGTGCAGCCCGTTGATTGATTGAGGCGTTGGTTGCGTCATCCATTGCCTTGGTCACAGACTCAAGGATCGATGAGATCCCTTGCAATGTCGCCGACACAATCCCGAGGTTGTCAATCCAACGCCCAAAAGAGATCATGAAATCATCAATCGCATTTTGTAGGCGTTGCACTTGACCCTGCGGAGATTTACCGACCTCCTCCGCAATCCCTTTATAGCGTGCTTCAACTTGCGCTAAGATTATCGCTTGTGCTTCGCTTGCTCGACCTGACTCAACAAGCGTCTTGATTTGCTCTTTCTGGGCGTTGGTAAACTGCACCCCCGCATTGATCAATTGACGTAGTCCCCGCTCAGGGTTAACAAATGCCACAGCAAGCGCATCGCTTGCTTGCTCCGTTGAACCCATCACGATTGATAAGTCGGCAATCGCTTGCGCTGCTCTTGGCAGGTCTTGCGTGCCAACTTCAGCCAAGCGGGTCATCCCCGCAATTATTTTTGTATCGTCAATATTGGTCAACGCTTGGATTTCGTTTGCGACCTTAAATAAGGACTGACTCAAGACGTCGTAGCCACCGCTTATTTTTCGGATGGTGGCGCTTAAAGTTTTCTCGGCTTGGGCTTGAGCCAAAAATTTAGCGTATGCCTCTTGTGCAAATTTTGCAACACTTGCCAATGCTGTGGCAGCCGCTGCCGCAGGGATAGGGATTTGACCGAGTCCTTTGACGAGGTCATTGAGAGTTCGGGGCTCTTGTTTCAGCGAGCGAAATTGATTTTTTAATTTATCGATTTCTTTTGAGGCTTTATTATCCGCCTCGATCACAATCCTAGTTTTTGCCACGCTTTCCCCTCCTCTCGTAATAAGCGATTGTTCCGTTTCGGAGGATTGTCAAGGCGTCAACAAGATCAGCAGGTTGATCAAGATAAGCGGGTGAGGAAAAAAAATCATCACCCGATGCAATTGGAAGCAGGTAAGCAATTAATTTGTCCGCCACATCAACCACCTTGATCCCTCCTGTTATTGCAATCTCCTCCGAGGCGATCTTTAATTTTTTTTTGCCTCGTCGTCCAGCGTAGAAAATTTTTGAATCTCCTCCAAAAGAGCATCGGCAAGTTCTGGCGCTTCAGAGGCAATCCGTTGCGCCAGCTCTCTAGTCATGGTCTCACCATCGATTGAGACCACGCCCAGAAGGAGAGTCTCCACGTTGACCGTTAGCACGTCCTCGTAGCTTGCCCGTACTTGTGCCTTGCCGTCGACCAGCTCATACAAGCGCAACGCTGCCCATTCACGGAAACGAACGGGCAGTTTTTTCAACGTTACGTCGCAACCAAAAATATTAATTGTTTTTCGTCGAGCAAGTAAATCAGAAAGCATTGGACACTCCGTTGAGCAAAGTAAAAGTCGGCGGGTCGGTAACTCCGACTAGATCAACGTTAAGCAGTAAATCGCCCTCACCCCATGAGTAAGAGGAGTATCGCACCTTTGGCAAGCTAATGGTAAGCTTGCGATTGGGCGATAATCCCTTATCAAGGATGATCTCTAAATCGGTCTCGGTTTGATTTTTTATTTTGGCAAGTTCAGCGCGGGAGTCCTCGTTGAACACAATAACCAAAGAGCCAGTCGCCGAAAATTTCCCCGCCGTAATAGCATAAAGTTGACCCTGCAAGTTGAAACGGAAATCATCGGTCTTAAGGTTGTTGCTAAAACTAAGACTTGCTTGGCGAAGCTCGCCGAAAGAAACACCGTCGAATTTTACAGAGGCATGGCTATAAGTAAAGGGAGTCTCATCGGTCGGGGTTAAAGTCTCTTGTTTAACAAGGATAAAATTGCCACTGGGCGAGCCCGTTAAATCAATCGCAGGACCGCCACTTGTCAAAGAGAGCTTGATCGTGTTGGCGGTTGCGTTGACAACGTAGTATTCTTTTCCGTTCTCAAGCCCACCGGGGAAGGTGGCCGTCCCATCCCGAAAGATTTTGACCTTGTCATTGTTTGCCAGTCCGTGCGATGTGATAGTAATCTCATCGGTCGAGACGTTAATCGCCGCAGCCGCAAAGCTTAAGTGCTGATCGCTCTCGGTCTTGTAGACCAACTCAGCCGAGCCAGTCACAATTGACTTGGGAGCGATCTCAAAAGAGAGCGTATTTAAAACAGCTCCAACCGCCCGCCTCTTAAGATACCCCGCAAGAAGATAAGTGAGCGACGCACTTGGGAGCGTTTGCACATTTTGCGGCGTGAAGGTGTGCGTCCAGGGGTCGGCGCTCCCAGTGACGACCTCATTACCCGTTAAGAGCTTCAACAGCACTTGCAAATTGTCAGCGTCAAACTCAACTGGCATTGTTAAGTTGCCAATCTCGCCCACTCGAATAGGACCGCTGGCCCAGCGTGATCCCAAACGACTTTGACTTTCGACCGTCTCTTGATTAAGCGTCGCAGTGGCGCCTGTCTCTTTAATGTGCCGAGTTGGTGCAACACCCACTCCGTAAGTGTTTTCTTTCCCGATGTAATAAGCGGTCAAACTCGTATCTTTTACGTTTGCCATTTTATTCCTCCTCCTTTAATAACCTAACTCTGATCTCATTGTAATTTTTATCATCGCTAATTTCAAGTCGTTTTCTTGGCCTAAATCGAACGTAATCTCTTCAACGGTCGATGCAAAGCTTGGTGGAGTGGCGTAAGCCTTAATCACTTTTTCGACGTACTTTTCCAAATCGGAAAGAGCGGCGATAAAAAATAAAACCTCAAAACGAACGCTTAAAATGGCGTTGTTAAATCGCTCATCATTGACGGTAAAATTTTCCACGACAATATCACAAGCAGGATAGACGCCTTGACCGATTAAGTCAACCGTTGGATCAACAAGGATAGGAGCGGTCAAGGTGCCCCAATTAACATGCGTAAAAGCATCGGATCGCACCGATGAAAGAAAAACATTAAGATGCACGGCGAGCCCTCCGTTGAATAATGTTTAACCATTTAATTTGACGACGATTTTTAAAATTGTGATACAGATTTGCGAGACGGTGCCAAAAAACAATAAACACTTTATTCTTTTTTCGTCTGATTTCGCTCACCTCAAGCCCTTGAGTCCGAAGCGCTCCATCAACACGGGGGCGAAATCCTCGTGTACCTTTCTCAAAGAAAGATCTGGCCACTTCTTCAACGTGGCGCTTCTTTTGCAACAGCGCCTCATACTGCATCTTGATGGATTGTTTTTTGGTGAACTCAAGTTCGTTAAGAGTCTGAGAAATTTCTAAAAAAACGCTGGGCATTTGTAACCTTCCAAAATTTTACGGGCTGAAAGCGGAACTTCAAACTCATACGTGACCGAAACTTGATCAAGGCCCGTTGTGCGGGCTGCGTAATTTTTTGCCTTGAGTCTCGTCAGGTTATATTGCACAATCTCAAGTGTTGCAAGGTGAACATCCTTGGGGCAAATCTCCCCACATTGCACGGTGATGGTCACGGGATAAGTAAGCACTTCCAATTGCCAACGAGATGGGCCGACTTGAGTTTGCTCATCAAGTCCAATTTTGACGCTCGTGACGGGGTAAAAACTTGGCACAAACAAAAATCGAGGATGAGCCGACAATAGCTCATCCTCATTGTTATAAGTGTAAGTCAGCGTACGCACGCTGAACGCCCTCCCAGTCTCTCGCTCAACAAGATCACAAGCAGCGTCCAGGACAAACTGCGCCAACGTATCCAACGTATCGGGAATTGAGAGATAATTTTTAACTTGCGTCGAATACGTTAGATACGTCATGAGATTAGCCCAACCTCACGAAAGCGCTCACGGTCTTGCCCGTCGCCCATTGGATCGGGCCGACAATGCGAGGCTTGGCATCGTGCGCCCACTCAACTCTTAGGGAGACACTCGAGGCTTTGAAGCCAGCTTCAGGTGAGAACGCAATGTCAAGCCCAAGACCCTCATGGATCGCATAAGCCGAAGCGTCGACCAAAAGCACATCGCCCGCCGTACCTAAAGCTGGTTGGATAGTGGTGAAGTAGACGGGATACCCAAACGCATACAGTTGACCCTGGATGTAGGCGACCTTACCCTTGGAGTTGTCGGCGATGGTATTGATCTTGGCCATCGTATCGACGCTGGCCAACCAGAAAGCGCTTCGGGAAGCGGGGAGAAGTCTTGATGCCATATTAGCAAGGTCGACCTCTTTGACATCGTTGGCGGTGTCTCTGGCGACGTTGATGGTAGCGCTAGCGCCGATGATTCCTTGGGGTTCGTTGGTTCCTGATCCCGAGATGAATTTTTTCTCCATCGTGCGACCCAGCACATTTCGAGCCAAATCGACGATTTGCGCTTGGATTGCTGGAGCGACATTAAGGATCTTGTTGGACAAATTGGTTACAAATCCCAACCGCCTCGGGGTCAAAAGGAGTTCGCTTAATTTGGGATCAACCGTATCAAGGTCAGCCCCCTCCGCCTTATAGGTTGGTAAGTAACCACCTTCAGGGCCGTTAGTGCCGCCTTGGTTGAGCATTGGCGCTTGCAATGTCCCCAGCGTCCCCCCGAAACGGAAAGCTCTCGGGTACAAAATTTGATCGTCGACAATAGCCCGTTGAATTTCCTCAAGATAAATCTTGGGAATACTCAAGCCGTCGGTCGCATCCGTTTCCCGAGAGACCAGCGCTTTAACCTCTTGCGGTTTCCGCATGGCATAAGCGACAAATTCCCCAGCGTTGTTAATTCGGCCAACACTCGGTTCGTTGAGGTAGCCACTTGAATCAATAAAAGCGTTTTGAACTTCAACCCGCTTTTTCGCATCAACCACCTGGTCGATCAAGTCTTTAATTTTTTGATCTAAGACCTGATCGATTTTTTTCTCAACACTCAGTTGAGTGTTCTCCTGTTCGTTCATCTGTTCACCTCCTATAATTTTTTTCCCACTGGCGACAATTAAGTCCGCCATCCCTCTCACGTCAATAATCTCCACGTCAATGCCCATCTCTTGCAAGTCTTTGGCCGTCAACCAACTTTCTTTTTTCATCAATTCTCGGACTTCTTCCTCGGTCAAGCCTGTTTCAGTTGCGTAAATTGCAACAAGTTCACCAGCGATCTTTTCTAAGATCTCGGCACTTTTTTCGTGGGTCTCAGCGTCGCCGACCGTCCCCATCCAAGGGTCATGAATCATCAAGACCGACCCCGCAAACATCTCAAGACGAGATCCTGCCAACGCAATCACGCTTGCCGCACTCCCTGCAATTCCAAGGATGCGAGAAATGATCTTTTTTTGATACGGTTTCAAAAAATTATAAATTGCAATCCCATCAAAGACGCTCCCACCATAAGAATTTATCAATAATGTAATTTCATCAGATTTTTCAATTTGATCTTTAAGCGCCAGCACATCTTTCAACTGCGTGTCGACTCCGATCTCGTCAATAATTTGAATTTCAATTTTTTTCATTACTTACCTCCTCATCAAACAATCCAATTTGCGCGTTTATTTTTTTTGCTCGACTCTTAACACTCATGTTGAGTGGCGTCAAGTAATCATCACCTCCATCAATTGGGGGCAAGTTCTCAAGCCGTCGAATGTCGTTGGTACTCAGCCATCCCCATTGACGAGCGGTTGCATAAGCCTTATATCTACTTTCAACATCGCCCCGCAACAACCCATCGACTTGAGCCTCGACAAAAAACGGTTGACCCCAAAAGAGATCAACGGTTAGGGCTTGCTCAAGGCGGACAAGCCAAGGTCGCAAGCAATACTGGACAAACTCAATCGATTGATGCTCAATTGAGGCGTAGCTTGCTTTCTCAATCAGTCCTAACATATGCGGCGGGATGCCCAGCATGCGAGCCACGTCGAGATCGGCAAGCTTGATTGTCTCATTTAGTTTTGCCTCTTCTGGGTTGAGTGAAATTTTTTCAAGCTCAAGACCACCGTGGAGGACAATCACCCCGTTGCGCTCGAGCTCAGAGAAGGTTGCTTTATAAGAGTCCCTTAGTCGATCGACGTCTTCTTTTTTAAGTGGCGATTGAGTCTTAAGCGCCACAAAAGGAGAACCTCCATTTTTGAGGAGATCAAGATTGTACGATCGGGCCTCTTGCCCAAGCGCAACTGCATCCATCAAGTAAGTCGTAAGAGGTTGACCGACAACGCCATCCCGAGAGTAGCCTGCAATGTGCAAGACTTGATCGGGCTCAAGTCGGGTCTTGCCATGGTCGATCAAAAAAATTTTTTGACGATTTTCAACTTTGATCTCAACACGAGTTGGGTCAAGTGGATAAAGCCCGACTGTATCCATTACAACGGTGCCGTTGACTAAATTAACCTTCTGCTCTTTGAGAGCGTAAAAATTTCCGTGGTAAAAAATCGAATTAACAACTTGCTCAAAAAATTGGTAAGCAGTTTGATGCGGATTGGGTCTGACCTTAAGCACATCATAAGTCGGATGCCACTCGGCTCGCTGGCGGCCCCTGCTTGTGCGCTGATAAACGACCCAGGGTAAAGAGGCAATCGTTGACCCAATCAGGCGGATGGCAGAGAAAAGAGCAGGCGAGTAAAAAATAGATTTGGGGCGCCTGTAGTCCCCTAGGATGTAAGACGTCGGGGCTTGAGATTTTACTAGGCGTTTCAAAAAAGAAAAGAAACCTATTTTTCACCTCCTAATCTTAACGTATAACACTTTTAACCGCTTGTCAAGCGGTTTTTAGCGATCTTTTCAAAAAAAATGCGATTTTTTTCATTTTTTCGATGTCTCAAAATTTAGCAGGATACGAGCGAATAAAACGATGCTGTAGAACGGTTTTAACGGGGACTTAAGAAGGGGGGAATATAAATATACCCCCCTAAAATAGTGTCTTTTAAAAACGTTCTACGAAGGCGATTAAATTATTATTTTATAACAACTTATTTTAAGAAAATTTTATTTAATCGATAAAAATCAAAAAACACCCCATATATGGTGTATTGGGGTCAAAAAACGGGCCTTTTGGGGTAGGGAGTTCAAACGACGGGCTCCCAATTCGCCACCTCGTCCAGGGTGACCCTCAAATAGAGTGACCAAGCCATAACGGCGGTGACTGCGCCGTCGATTTTGGCTTTCTCTTTTCGTTTCTCAGGTTTGACAAGCTGAACATCGCCGATGTCGTTAACATCAAGCACCGCATTGGTGAGACACATATCAGCGATTGGGTTGGGGACAAGCTTAAAAAGCCCCTCGAAAAGTGCCCGCTCAAACTGGCGAATGGCAGGGCTCATTTTTTTTCGGTGTTGGGGGAAATCGTAAAAATTGATTCCCTCTTGCGTCAAGAGGTGTTTGAGATCTTGCGCCCGAAAAGTATCAAACCCAATTAAGACAGGGTTCAATTTGTGTTGCTCAAAAAATTTTTTGAGGTCTCCCCAAACTTTTTCAACGAGAATGTAATCGCCTGAGCATAAGAGCGCTTTCCCTGTCTTGATCCATTTTTCCCAATCGGGGTGTTCTGTTTTGACTCGCTCGGGGACGGTGGTCTTTGGAACCCAAAAAAACCAAAAAAGAGTTTTATCGGTTAAGGTACAAATTGTTGCCGCAGTGAGATCACGGCGAAAGCTCAAATCGATCGCAACGACACAATCTTGATTGGGTGTTACTCGTCGAACTTTTTTGATCTTACTCGCCCAGTCAATTGGGAGCCACGAGCTTAATTTTCGAGTCGGCCAGATGTTTAAATTTTTAGCTTTAAAACCAATCCACGCCGCCTCGCTCAGGCGGGCTTGATCATAATCGCTCTTAAAAGAGTCCTCACTTTTAATAATATCAAAAGCAGGGTTGACCTTTCGCCAAGTTTGCACATCGTGCGGGTCGTCTTGATCGTCGGGTTCGTAAATCAGAAAAAATGTTCTCTCATCCGAATGGCGCAGGAACTCTTCTTTTTTTTGCCTCTCATAGGCATAACCAAATCCGCTAATCAACTCAGAGTGCGAACCCGTCAAGATAAAGAGCGGGCTGTCTCTTGCTTGGAGTGAGGTGCGAAGAACGTTGTAAA